AGTGTCCCATTGGGGAGGGTTTTTATTAAATTTGTGCTGGCCTAAGTCGGGGCGTCGTTTACGTGTGATTCCAATGGCGTTGCGGGCAGCATTTATTAGCGTTTCGAGGTTAGAATCTACGTCGGTGATATTGTGGCGAGCGATGAGGCGGATGAGGAAAAGGCAGCGGAACTCTCGTGTGGAGAGACGGGTGGGATAAACGGAGATCAACCGCTGATCCTGCATCACGAGTTTGTTGGTCTTGTAGCGGCCTGCCCGTGTACCTACGGCAATTTTAGAGGTGATGGTGCGGATATCTAGTTCGATATCCAGTTCTTCTTTCAGAAAAGTCTGCAGGCTGCTTGGTGTGGCATAAAGTCGGACATCGTCATAAAGGTGGGCCATGAAGTACGACCACAGAATGCGGAGATGCAGAAGGCGTGGCAGATCAAGAAGTGGGGAGGAGCGCCATGCTTCGGCCTGATGTATAGGGCTTTGGCTGACAATTAGTGTTTCTTCCAGGAAGTTACGTGAAAGTGTGGCGCAGGAGCTGTTGAGGGAACGAAGTTCAGCAATTTCTTCGTCGGTATGCCCTCGCCGCTTTAACATTTGTGGGTTGCGATAACTGTCGTAGAGGTTATCAACCCAGTTGTTTAAGGCGTCGAAACTGTCGGTGCTTATTGTCGGAATGTTTACGATACGTGAGTGAGGGGGGAATTCTGTTACGTCATCAGTCATGGGGAAAAGTTTCTTGTTGTTTTTGTGAGTAGGAAAAAAAGAAAACCAGAGGCTGCGTTTGTGGCGCAACCCCTGGTCAGTGTGTGAGCTAGGCGGCGACCTGCTCGGCTTCTGCGATCTGCTCCTCGGTAGTCTTGGGGATGGCTCCGTAGGTGGCAGCGAGTTGATCGAATGATTGCATCATGTCTTTGTTGATCTTCGACGGGGCAGCTTTCCTGTAGCCGTATGACCTAAAGTTGAAGTGCGAGGCATGTTCGTCGTGGATGGGGATCATCATGCGATGGATTCGTTCCATAAGAATCTTATTTTCTCCCAGAGTGGCGTAATATTCCTTCTGCCGTTCATATTTCACAGAATCTATCTCGTTCTGTCCGCTGTTCTCCCATTCCTCGTCTGCCTTCCTCTTCACCCGGCCCATGAGACCTTCTTGGTAGAATTGTGAGGCTTTGGGGGCGTTTGACATTTTATATGTGATGGTATTGAGGATCTGATTGGCGACAAATGCGTGTTCTGAACCACAGAGGTCGACGATCTCGTAGATTGCTGCTGCGAATCGCTCGTTGAATTCGTCTTGGCTGTCGATGTTTTCGAAACGTCTTTCGTATGGACTAAGCTCTTCGTAACTGAGTGGAACAGCGTCTTCGCCAGTTGTTTCAGTGATGTCCTGCTCTTGGGAGGGGGCGGTTTTCTTAGCCATGTAATTATCTCCTGATCAGATTGTGATTCCTTGTCGGTTGAATTGAACAATCACTAAGCGTAGTTATTGATTCCGAGTCGAAGCGGGATTAACAATCATAAAATTTGCATACATATTTTCCCTGTAATTCATGCTGCTTTAGATTGGGTGTAGATGTCGTTAATTGACTCGATTGCGTTATTGTAATGGTCACGTATTTCTCCAAATCTGATGTCATAGTCCTTTAGGGTCATTATTCCGCGAGTGTGATCGTCGGTTATTTGATCGAGTTGAGATTTGTATCGGTCAAAGGCTGCATCGAGGGCTTCGTCACGTTGGTGAATGTCCATTACGTTCGTCCTAGATATTGGATGTAGGGAAATTGGGTGATTGATGGCTCACCCGGGCCAGTGAAGCTCTAATCGGGGCAGTGAAGGTCGAGGTAGTACATGATCTCCTCGGTGTTGGTGATGTCGATATCCGGGTAGATTTGGAATAAGTCCCGGATGTTTTCTTCCACCCACTGCTGTGTGTGGAGTTCGTTCTCGATTAGCGATGCCATGAGGTGTTCCTCTCACAGAAGTTTTCGAATGCTTCATCCGAGTAAATCGGGTCGTAATCATTAAAAATTTTATCGATGCAGAATTCCTCCCAAAGCAGGGCAAGTTGATGTTCTTGCCACTTCAGGACTTCGGATTGTAGATCTGACATTGTCTTCTCCATGTTGACTTGAGCCGTGATTGACTCAGCACCCTCAGAACGCAGATGGAGTGTTGTGTCAGGCTTGACGCAGCTTCGAAGTCAACTTTCTGAGAGCGAGACAGAAGATTCAGAAAAGGAGGACCGGAAAATGGGAGGATGTTTCAAGAGGACGAGGTGCTGGCCTGAAAGTTGAGTTCGTTAGCGGAGTCGCTTGACACAAGGACACGACACTCTGTGTTCTTTCGGTGACCTTCAAAAAAAATAAGTAAAAATGTAGGTTGCCGAAAAGTGGACTGAGTCAGAGAGAGAGAGAGATTGTGGACACCAGCACGGTCCAGCTGTGGTATGTTGTTTAAGCAGTAACAGTAGGGTGATTGGTATGAGTAGTAGAGGACTCACGGAACAGCAGGAACGGTTCTGTAATGCCTATGTCGTGAATGGTGGTAATGGGTCAGCAGCAGCTGTTGCAGCAGGGTACTCCCACAAGAGTAGGGCAGCAGCATCTAAGCAGGTGTTGAAGTTGATTCATGTGCAGTCACGGATTAAGGAGTTGACCTTAGAATCCATGGTGCATATGACACCTAAGTTATTGAAACATATGGCTAAGTTAGCTACACAAGCTAAGTCTGAGCAGGTGAGGTTTGCAGCAATGAAGGATCTGTTGGACCGTACCGGGACACGGGTTCATGAGGATGTGACCACACAAACAAAAGAGATTTCATTGGATGATCTTCTACAAAGGGCACAGACACTGACCCAGGAGCTGGCTCAGTCTGATAAGGAAGAGGATGGTCCTCTACACTAGAGTAAGGGGGGTGGGGGACCCCCAAGTGGCAGGTTCATCGACGACCCCTATCCCCATCATACATTGGCCCCTATTTTACTAACTGTGACAATTATACCACACCTCTATATCGCCCCTTAAACGCAAAAACCTCCTTAAACCCACGGACTACCCGGAGTTTTTGGAGGCCTACCATTATACTGTTATATTTCAGGGACTTAGCCTGAACTGTGACATGCCCCGATTTTACGTACTAAAGTATATATAAGATATCTATAGATACTAATATATATAGGCATGACTCACATTACGCCCTTACAGGCTTACCAACCATTTACTGATCTGTCAATCCCCTAAATCGTCCCTTTCACTGTGTGGACCAGGACAGGGGCAATCTGCGTAGTGCTCTTCACAGTGAGGGCACACCGCCTCGCCACATAACTCACATGGTTCGCAATCTGCGGCAAAGACGACGGCTCGACTAAAGTCTAGCTTACGTTCTTCCATGTCGTATAATACCATATCTTGTGGTAAATAGCTCTGGCATGCACAACATATAGTGGGTATTGTTCACTGGGTATGGCCAAGCCACTGCTGCAAGGAGTTGTTATGGTATCGAGCTACAAGTCTGCGAAGGCCCCCAAGGGGCGCGACAAGAAGCGTCCTGGGCGCAACACGAAGACGCAGGTCGCTTCTAATCAGAAGGTGCGTCCCGGGAGTCCGATGCTCCCTTGACGGCGGATGCTGCATTAGCGGTTGACGAAGCTCGCGATTACAAGCTCGCAGAGCTGCGGCATATCTACGACCAGCTGGAACAGCACCAGCGTTTTAACCAGCTGGACTTCTACAAACCCTACCCCAAACAGAAAGAGTTCCACGATCTAGGTGGCCGTTACCGTGAGCGAATGCTTATGGCGGCTAACCAGGTGGGCAAGACCCTGAGTGCAGGGGCCGAAGTCGCCATGCACCTTACCGGTCGCTACCCCGACTGGTGGAAGGGCTACAGGAGCGACCAGGAGGTCTACTGGTGGGTCTGCGGCGTTACGGGAGAGACCACACGGGATAACGTGCAGCGCATCCTTATGGGCCGGAAGCGCGACTATGGGACGGGTATGATTCCGCGGGACGCCATAATCGGGAGGCCGACGCTTGCGAGGGGTGTGCCGGACCTGCTGGACAGCGTTGAGGTGCGCCATGTCTCCGGCGGCACATCGATCCTCTGGTTCAAGTCCTACGAGAAGGGCCGCGAGAAGGCACAGGGCGAGACATTGGACGGCGCGTGGAACGACGAGGAGCCGCCACTCGATTTCTACACGGAGGTTTTGACCAGGACCAATGCGAAACGGGCGCCGATCCTACTCACGTTTACTCCGCTCATGGGGATGTCCTCAGTGGTGTCTCGCTTTCTTAGTGCCAATGGGCGTCCGGACGATCTACGCGGACTTTCTGCAGAAGAAAAGGAGGCGCTGAAGGAAATACAGGAACTCGATGAAACCACCATCGCCCAGGACGAGACGCAAAAACTCGGGGGCCGAACCTATGTGATGATGGAGCTGCGGGACGCCGCGCACTATTCCGACGATGACATCGAGGAGATCGAGTCCAGTTACCCGGAGCATGAGCGCGAGGCACGGACACGGGGCATACCCATGCTCGGCTCGGGTCGCGTCTATCCCATCATGGAACCGGAGATCACCTTCGATGTGAAGAAATTCTCCCAGGGCTTTCCCGCCTACTGGCCCGCCCTCGGCGCCGTTGACTTCGCAGACTGGGACCACCCCGTTGCAGGAGTGTGGGCACGGTGGGACCGGGACAGCGATACCGTCTACATCTACGACTGCTACAGACAGAACAGGGCCGTCGCCTCGGCTCATGCAAAAGCATTCAGGGACCGGGGTGCCGATATCCCGATAGCGTGGCCCCACGACGGCCACAAGCACGACAGACAGTCGGGCGAGCCGATATCCAAACTGTGGCGCAAAGAGGGCGTCTCCATGCTGCGCCAGCATGCCCAGTTCGAGGACGGCAGTAATTCCGTCGAGGCTGGCATCACCAAGATCACGGACATGATGGAGGCGGGGCAGTTCAAGGTCGCCGCGCATCTGTCGGACTGGTGGGAGGAATTCCGCCTTTATCACCGCAAGAACGGAAAGATCCACAAGGAGCGGGACGATCTTATGGACGCCACCCGCTACCTCGTCATGTCGCTCCGCTTTGCGAGGCGCCGCTCGGGGACCAGAACCCGAACCGTCGCCCTTACCACTCTGGATGATTACAGCGTGTTTGACCAATGAACCTCACACCGCAAGACCTCGTACACAAATACAACACGCTCATCCGGGAGCGGAGAAACTGGGAACCGAACTGGCAGGAAATTGCCGACCACCTCATTCCCAGGAAAAACTCCATTACCGTTACCCAGACCCCGGGTAAGAAGAAGCAGTCCAAGCGGTTCCGGTCAGTCGGGACACATGCCCATGAGGTTCTGTGCGCTAACCTGCAGGGGACACTCACCTCGCGGGCCTTCCGCTGGTTTGACCTGAGACTTGGGAACAGTGACGAGGACCGGGT